TGGAACACCAATCAATTGATAGCACTTTGCCATTACCAATTCTCCACACTTGACACAGTTACTTCAAAATCGCCACCGACATTGTTAACGGTGGTTCTAAATACCATAGTGGTATGAGATCCAATTCCCGAACTATTATCCTGTTTAACTTCCACAATGTCAACTTCTGGAAAGCTTTTAAGAATTTCTAACATTTTTTCTAAATCTTCTTTGTGCAAATACATTAAATATCTCCTTCAAGGCGAGGGGGCACCCAAATTTTCTTGTTACCTAACTCGTCGTATTCAAACGGCACACCATTTACAGTATACGGTTCGTTTTCATCATAAGTCCATCCCAATGCCTTCATCATTCGGTGCTTGACTAGTAGGTTAGGACTGCGAAAGACTTCGGTGTCGTCGAAACCCATCATAACTCCGACTTCGCAGACTGCACCACTGCGGCAAACACCTGCCACACAATGTACAATTACATTCATACGATTTGCTAATGCATGTTGCAGTAAACGAACGAGCTCTGCGGCTTGTTCATGACTACACCTCATCGCTTCATCCAGTGCAAAATCTTTTTCCTCAATGTCTAAAAATTGGAATTGATGCACTTCTTTAAATGTGTACTTGGGAGTAGGAAAGTCGCCGGGTGGATCCACGATTTGAATCAACATGGCGTTCTCACCAGGATTAATATGAAATCCTTTTTTAATGTCGCTTAATGCAACGTTTTGAATCCAAGGCATAGATATTCCTTATTTTACAGGACCTACGTAATCTGCACGGACATACCAGTCCGGCGCTTCTTTCAGGTTGTTGTGTTTAGTGTTATAATCAATGGCTGCTTGGCGAGCTTCTGACTCGTTATCAAAGTACCAAGTATCCAATGCTTCTGTCCCCAACCACGTTCGTATTCGGTCAGTTCAACTTTGAAAGCAACAACAATGGGATTCGAGATCCTGGGCATCTTAGACTCCTTTCTAGTGAGTCTTTAGTATAGCATTATTGATGGAAAAGTCAATCAAACTAGTGTTGTATAAAAACAACAAAAAGATAGTTCTTTTGTGTGTCAGGAAGAACTATCAAAACCCCGCGGACAGCAGCCCATCCCACGTTTCGCTCCGGCGGACGCTGAATAAAAAAAGCCCACCGAAGCGGGCTGTGTGGGTCAGCGATTAAATCGCATATCGATCCACCATTACGGTCTTCAACATGATTGCTTCTGGGGAGAAGTCATCCATGTTGCCACTCAAGATTCCTTTTGCTACAGCTGGGCTGAAGCCAGAAACCAGAGCAGTTCCACTCTTGTCAAATTTGACAGGAGTGTTACCGTATGCGGCATTCAAGTTCCAGAACACTACACGAGGAAGGGCATAGCCAGCTTCCACATACTTGCGTTCCATCATCTTGATAGCAGATTCATCTTTACCGTCAACAGCTCCGTCGAACTGCATGTCGGAGAAGATTACAAGAGTTTCAGGCATTTCTGCTTGAGGAACCTTGTTCTGCACCGCAGTCTTAAGGACTAGATCAAACGCCGCGTTCAAGTTGGTGTTAGCAACTTCACCAGTGTTCATCTGATCAATCTTTTGATTGATGTTACCCTTAAGGTTGACCAACTTAGGAGTGCGGCTGAATGTTAGAAAACAGTCAGCGAATTTACCTTTGTTTTTGTCTGCAAAATACAATCCCAATGAGATTGCAACTTCCAAACAAGTCAATCCACTCTTTGAAGAATGACCACCTGCTGGGCAAGTCATTGACCCTGAACTGTCAACCATTGGCAACACATTAGCGTCACCGATGAAATTTGGCAGAGCATCCCATTGGGCTTGCAATGCATCCAATTCAGTCTTAGTCATAGTCTTGCGACTCCAGCTACTGATAGCACCCTTCAACACATCGTAAGGGAATACTGCACCAGCGTTAATTTTAACGCCAGCTTCACCCTTGACCAACTTAGTTACATATTCTGCATAAGTTGTGCCATGACGACCAAAAGCCTTCTTGTACCGTGCATGTGCCACTGAAGGAACATGACTATAGTTAATGTTATCCCAATCATTAGAACACATCTGTGTTTCAACAACATTGGTCAACGTAACAAGGCTCTTACGATATTGCTTTGGAGTCATACCAAAGAATTCACGGATTTCACGTGCAACGTCGCCTTTACGTGGTGTCCACTTTGCAGCCAATCCATTACGATTACGCAATGCATCGCCTAACATAGTGTATGCCTGTGTCTTAAGCGGTTTAGTGCTAAACACAAACAAGTCATCATAGCGGCCCAATTCAGGAATCTTAACCAAAAGACGGCTAGCATCTTCCGGATTAGCTTTTTCCAAGTAAGCGAGAATATCTCGAAAGACTTGGCGCTCGCCAGACCCACCACGTGCATCACGTGCCCATTGGGCAATACGCAATGCCAGATCGGAGTTTTCTACGTAAGCCGCCGTGAAAGCGGGAACAATATTCTTACCACGGCTTGCACCGATGTTATAGAACAAATCAACACATGCGTTTGCGGTTGACTTGCGAGCCTTCATACCATTGGTGGTACGAGTTTTTTGATTCATTACTGCTTCTGCGAATTGCATAGTACTCTCCTTTCTTTGATTTTATGCAACAGGATGCTCTTTTGGTTTCATTTATGATTGAAATTTTAAAGTTGCTGAATGCATCCTAAAAATGTATTATATACGTTTTTTAATTTAATGTAAATTGATTTTGGATAAACAGGATGTTCGTAGCAGTTTTTTTATTTTCTGGTCTGACCGATTATGCTACTCAGACCCTACCAACAATTCATGTTGCCTAGTTAGTAATTGTGTCTGCTACTAACAACATAGAATGTCTTTCCATTCTGTCATCCATTCCTTGAATGCCTATTTCTAGGACAGTATTTCTACTGTGTCCTGCGACCACTTTCTATGGTAATTACGTCAGAGTTTATTTTAAAGTGCTGAACACATCCTAATAATATAATAGCAGGCTAGTTTTCTACTTTTTGATTTTAGTGAGAAATCGAAACTCACCTGGTGAACTTGAAGTTATCTCTATTCACCTGTCCATGTAATGGTTACTTGCTGAACCTAGCCTTTAAATCTTATTGTAGAATGATTATACAATAAGTAAGGAAATACGTCAATAATTTTTGATAAAATTAAACGTTATCGACTATTTGAAAACTATCAATTGCATTGCCGAATTGATTTGCGCCAGCGACTGCAAATATTTCGTAAGCTTCGGCCGCGGCCTGATCTAACCAAACTCTGGTAAATCTTGAAATATATCGAGTGGGGTACTCTATCGTAACAATTTCATGAACCAGATTCCCGTCTGTTTTTCCTTCAGCTGCCCAAATTGCCATTTGAGCTTGAGCTTCTTGAAGCCTTGCGTCATAGTCCGATCCCCAATGATCTTCCACGTCAACAATTGTTTTTTTAGTATATACTGGCATAATAATATTCCATGTTTATTATAAAATATTTATCCATATTTATAATCATTTGGTGTCCAGTACTGGGATCGAACCAGTGACCTCTACCGTGTCAAGGTAGCGTTCATACCGCTGAACTAACCGGACAATAACAGGATACCTTCGTTTGACGAATGCTCTACCTAATGAGCTAAATTGGCATGAAGCCAACTGTTGGAATCGAACCAACTACCTATCGTTTATGATAGTTTTGCTGTATGTATCCTAAAAATCTGGCCCGGCGTACAGGAATCGAACCTGTATTTATAGCTTAGAAGGCTACTGTTCTATCCATTGAACTAACGCCAGTTAATTTATTATATTAAAACTAAGTATTTTTGTCAATTATAAATCTGTGAATTTTGGGATTTATTAAATAATAAATCTATTAAACTTACAAATCGATGCCATCTTCCTTTTACCCGCATTTCATTGATTCTGTCAGTTATTCTGACATCTGCGTCGTAGACGGTATACAAGGTTCGTTCATTAAAAATATGATTAAAAGTTTTTTGTAAAAATTCAAAATGTTCCAACACTGTTGGGTGGCCATCTTCAAACTTGTCATAAAACTTATCTTTATCTAAAGCAAATTTTAATCCTAAATCATTATTCCAAAGAACTTCTACAAAACTCGGATATATTTTATCTAAATATGTTCGATACATATCTAATATTTTTTTATCAAAATCTTCCCTTACATTTGGATTCCATTGATTTAAACAATTAAATTCCATGAGTTTAAAAAAATGATATTGACAGTTTCTTAAACTTAATAGATCGGCTGTTGATTTAATAAAAGCCAAGTCTCTGATTAAATAGCCTGTTGGATCTGCGTACTTAACAACAAAATCGCTGCCGTAAAAATCTTGTGTGTATATGTTACCTGGAGTAATCCATTTATCCTTAATAAATCTGTCTTCTCTAGTAATGTTACTCCATGCCACAATAACTAAGTCATCTTTATTAAATTTATGAACTGCATCGGCCTGATTTAAAGTATTAAAAATATATTGATTACCTGCACCAATTTTACCGTAATTATAAAAAGGTATATTTAAATCACAGGCTATAATATTAGCCCAAGTTGGCCAATAATAATTGGTAAAACTACACCCAAACGTAAACAATCGTTTAGGTGTGTGTTCGATTAACTTGTGCATAGAACTATACTTATAGCATGGTCCCGCCACCAGGAATCGAACCTGGATTTGAGTCTTAGGAGGACCCCGTTCTATCCATTGAACTACAGCGAGTGTGGTGCTCTTACCAAGAATCGAACTTGAAATACATCCTTACCAAGGATGCGTTATGCCATTTAAC